CAACTTAAGCGAGAGCGTCGAGGGCTCGCTCCTCTCGATGCCCGGCCGCTCGGTGCACGCCTGGTCGCCGGAGGCGCGCCACCGCGCCTTGAACTTCAACTACCTCGAGATGCAGCACCTGATCGCGGGCGTGCCGCACGAGCCGCGCGTGAAGTTCTACGCGACGCCCGACGAGGAGCGCTGGGCCGACAGTCAGAAAAAGCGCTTAGGCGGCAATCCGATCGTCGTGTGGTCGCTCTCCGGATCCTCGGTGCACAAGACCTGGTCCGGTCTCGACCCCACCATCGCCTCGATCCTCTTGGACTTCCCGCAGGCGCGCGTCGTGCTCGTGGGCGGCCCCGACGGGCGGATCCTCGAGCAGGGCTGGGAGCACGAGCCGCGCGTGATCCGTCGCGCCGGCGAGTGGAAGATCCGCGAGACGCTCGCCTTCGTGCAGATCGCGGACTTGGTCATCGGGCCGGAGACCGGTGTCATGAACGCGATCTCGCACGAGCCGATGCCGAAGGTCGTGATGCTGTCTCATTCGACGCACGAAAACTTAACAAGGGATTGGGTGAACACGCGGGCGGTCGCGAGTGTGGCGACGACCTGTCCCGGCCGCGGAGCGAACGCGGTGCCGGCCTGCCACCAGATGCACTTTGGCTGGGACTTCTGCAAGCAGGCAGACGACGGCACCGCGCAATGCCAGCGCGATCTCGACGGCGCGGCGATCTTCGCGCTGATCCGCGAGGCGCTGCAGGCGCGGCAACGCAAGGTGCTGGTGGCGTGACAATCCTCCTCATCCCCGGTACCGGCACGCCGACCTCGATCGCGGGCTCGACCTCCGGCACCTACAACTTCAGCGTCAACCAGTACCAGGTCATTCGCCAGTCGATGCTCGATGTGGGCGCGCTCGATGCGCTCGAGCAGCCGACGCCGGAGGAGTACTCGGACTGCTCGTTCAAGCTCAACATGCTGGCGAAGCAATGGATGGGCAAGCAGGACTTCGCGCCGGGCATGAAGGTATGGACGCGCGAGCGGAGCGCGCTCTTCCTCGGCTACTCGAAGTACGTCTATAACCTCGGCGTGACCGGCGACAATTGGTGCCAGTCGACGAGCGGCCTTATCTACCCGCAGCAGTTCAACTCCGCGCTCCTCTCGGCCGCGGCCGCCGGCGGGCAGCCGAACATCGTCATCGCCTCGGTGGCGGGCTGGAATCTCAACGACTACATCGGCGTGCTGGTGGGCTCGGATCTGCAGTGGACGACGATCTCGGCGATCAACACGGTGACCAACACCATCACGCTCGCCGCGAACTTGACGGGCAATGCAGCGGTGAACGCTCAGGTGTACAGCTACACCAATAAGGGCCAGCGTCCGGAGGTGATCATCGCAGCGGTGCTGCGCGACATCTACTACAACGACACGCCGCTCGATCTCATGACCGTCGAGCAGTACGAGAGCCTGCCGACTAAGGCGATGCCGACCTTCCAGAGCGACCCGACCGCGATCCTCTACGAGTCGAAGTTCACGGTGCAAAACCCTAACGGGCGCCTCTACATCGACTGCGGCGGCGCGCAGGACGTGACCAAGTACTTGCACATCACCTGGCTCCGGCCGGTGCAGGACTTCGACAACCCGGGCGACGCGCCCGACTATCCGCAGCGCTGGTACCAGCCGCTCGTGCTCGAGCTCGGCAAGCTCATCGCGCCGATGTTCGATTGCGAATGGACCACCACGCTCGAGCAGAGCCGGCAGAGCGCGCTCGCGATCGCCCAGGAAGGTGATCCGGAAGAGTCGCGCGCCTACTTCGAGGTCGACAGCGCGGATCCGTACGGCCCATGACCGTCAAATGGAAAAAGGTGCCGTTCTTCGGCGATGGCATCTACGCAGGCCTCAAGGTGGTGACGCGCCAGCGGCGCCTGAACTGCTACTACCAGGTGCGCAAAGACCAGGACCGCACCTCGGTGACGGTGCTGCCGACGCCCGGAATGAGTCTCGCGATGACCGTGCCGGCGGCGGTGAGCCAGACGCCGCGCGGGATCCTCGCGAACCCGAACGCGCTCTACACCGCGATCGGGAGCCAGTTCCTCTCGCTGGCAGCACCGGACACCGCCGGCGGCGCGGCGAGCGTGCTCGCGACGGGCAACTTGAACAGCCAGAGTGGGCCGATGACCTTCGCCGCGAACCCGACGCAGATCGGCATGGTCGACGGCAAGAACCTGTACTTCTACGTGCCCTCGACCGGGCAGTTCTCCGTGTGCACGAGCGCCGGCGTGCCGAACGGTGCGCAGACGCTCACTGTGCTCAACGGCTTCGCGATCGCCGAGCTCCCCGGCACCAACCAGTTCTTCGTGTCGAGCTTCAACGACCTCTCGACCTGGAACGCGCTCTCGTTCGGCGAGGCCTCGCAGTACAACGACACGATCCTCGCCGTCGACCAGCTGGGCGGCCTGTTGATCCCCTTCTCGACGACGCACTTGGAGTTTTGGCAGAACTCGGGCCTCACCACCGAGCCCTTCACGTACATCCAAAACACCGCGACCGAGTACGGCCTGGCCGCGGTCTTCTCGAGGGTGCACGTCGCCGACTCGATCGTGTTCCTGGCGCAGACCCTCGAGGGCGGGCTGCAGTTCGCGCGCATCCAGGGCTATCAGGCGAAGCCGATCTCGACGCCCGACATCGACAAGATCATCCAGAGCTTCAGCACCTACAACGATTGCGAGGCGCTCGCCTACCAGACGGCCGAGGCGAAATTTGCGCAGTTCACCTTCCCCACGATGAACCGCTCGTTCCTCTGGAATGCGACCACCGACATGTGGTCGGAGACGCAGACCGGTGTTACATCGGGTTACGCTGCGCGACACATCGGCCGCTGGAGCGCCGTCTATCAGGGCAATACCCTGATCACCGACTACAACGCGCCGAACATCTACAACCCCGTCGTCGGCCTCTACACCGACAACGGCAACACCATCGTGCGCGAGGTGGTGACGCGCTGCGCGGTCAACGATCAGAACTACTTCCGGGTGGGCGGCATTTATTTCGACATGGACACGGGCGTCGGCCTCACCTCACCGCTCGCGCAAGGCTACAACCCGATGATCATGCTGCAGGTCTCGCGCGACACCCGCGCGTGGGGCCCGGAGCAGTGGATCGCGCTCGGCAAGACGGGTCAGAGCCGCACCCGGGTGACGCGCCGGCGCTGCGGCCGCGCGCGCTTCTTCTACGCGCGGCTCCGTCTCACCGACCCGGTCAATTTCGTGATCAACGGTGGCGCCGCGATGGTCTCATCGCCCAGCGGGAGGCCGCGATGAGCTCGCCCCTCGGGGGTCTCCCGGCGCTGCCGATGTTCCAGGACCGGACGCACTTCACGCCGGCCTGGGCGGGCTGGTTCTCGACCGCGCAGCTGATCCTGCAGGACTGCTCCAATTCCGGCACAACGGCGCAGCGGCCGACCAGCGGTCTCTACGTGGGCAAGCCCTACTTCGACAAGACGCTCGGCATTCCGATCTGGCTCTCGAATCCGACCGGGCCCGTGTGGGTCAACGCCTCCGGAGCGTCGGTATGAAGAACTTCATGCTGCTCGGGAACATCGACCCGGTGCCGCTCTTGCACCAGATCCACCTGCTGCCCGAGCTCTGGAAGGCGGACACGTACCTGCGCGATTATCCGCAAGGCCCGTTCGGCGACACCGAGACGATCTTCCTGCGCTTCCCGCCGGCGAGCGTCACCGAGCTCGAGCGCTCGACCAAGGACCAGCACGAGTGTGTGTGGATGGACGGCTACCGGCACCTGCCGGCGGCGCGCGACATCATCTTCCCGCTGATGCAGCGCGTGCAGGGCGAGCGCCTCGGCCGCTGCATGATCAACAAGCTCCGCCCGGGCGGGCGCATCTTCCCGCACGCCGACACGCCGGTGCACGCCGAGTACTGGAGCCGCTACCACGCGGTGCTGCAGTCGTCCCCGGGCGCTCTCATCCGCTGCGGCGATGAAGAGATCCACATGAAGACGGGCTCGCTCTGGCACTTCCGGAACGAGCTCGAGCACGAGGTGCGCAACAACGGCGTGCTCGATCGCATCCACCTGATCATCGACGTGCGCACCTTCCACGCGCCGCCCGAAGGGCTTCTGCCGCAGACGGTGCCGCTCGGCTCCGTGATCGGGCCCGAGCAGATCAAGAATGCGAAGCGCATCCTCGCGGAGGAGCCCGAATTCACCACGTCGCTCGCACTGGTGAGCGGCAAGGCGGGCGAACCATGATCACCGTGCAGGAGGAGCAATACCCGGAGTTTGTCCTCGAGGCGAAGCCGCTCTTTCCGGCGCACTGGAAGGAGCTCGCGCTCGACAAGGACCAGGTGCCGCTCGATCCCGACTACAACGAGTACCAGCGCCGGCACGAGGCGGGGATGGTGATGGTGGTAACCGCGCGCGAGGACGGCACGCTCGCCGGCTACAGCGTGAACTTTGTTGCGCCGGGCCTGCACTACCGCACCTGCATCACGCTGACCACGGACATCTACTGGGTGCGGCCGGACGCACGCGGCGCGCGCATGGGCCTCGAGATGTTCGCGCTCGTCGAGAAGCTCGCGCGGGCGAGGGGCGTGCACCGTATCTTCGCGGGCGTGAAGGATCACTTCTCGGCCGCCTGGATGTTCGAGCGCCTCGGCTTTACGAAGGTCGAGACCTACTACGCGAAATGGATCGGAGGCTGACATGGTAGCGGCGGCAGTTATAGCGGCAGGCGCGGTGGCAGCAGTCGGCACGGGAGTCGCGGGCTCGATGGCGTCCGGTGCCACGAAGGACGCGGCGAGCACGGCCGCCGGCGAGCAGCAGTGGGCGCTCGAGCAGCAGGAGTCGCAAGAGAAGCCCTACACCGACTTGGGCACCTCGGCCATGACTCAGTACCAGAACCTGCTCGGCATCGGTCCGAATGCGACCGCCGGCGAGCTCACAGCGCTGCAGAACACGCCCGGCTATCAGTTCACCAAGCAGCAGGGCGAGACCGGCATCCTGAACGCCGCCTCTGCCTCGGGTGGCGTCTCGGGCAACACGCTCACCGCGCTCGACTCGTACAACACCGGCCTCGCCGACCAGACCTACGAGCAGGCGCTGCAGAATGCGCAAAATGCGGTGACGATCGGGCAGAACGCCGCCTCCAACACCGGCGCCGCGATTCAGAACACCGGCAACAACCTCTCGAGCATCGCGACCAATCAAGGCAATAACCTCGCGAACATTGATATAGGTGAGGCCGCCGGCATCTCGAACGCGATCGGCAACTCGAGCAACCAGTACGTCGAGAACCAGACGATCGGCGCGCTCATGAATCAGGGCGGCGGTGGTGTTGCTGGCGGCGGTGGTGGCGGCGGGACCATGGCCCTCGGTGGCAACCAGGCCGGCTACCTGATCAACACGCCTTATTAGGAAACTGACATGGCCATCGACCCGAACAGCATCTCGCAGATCGGCAACCTGGGAGGCATAGACATCCCGGGCTCGGCCGTCAAAGGCGCCGAGGCCGGCCTCACCATCCGCGACGCGCTCGATCGCGAGCAGATGAACAAGCTCGCCATGCGCCAGGCGAATCGCAAGGAGGACGAGGACGTCAAAGCGAACGAGATCCTGAAGGGCGCGAAGTACGACACACCGCAGGGTGTGCTCGAGACCGCGGAGAAGCTCCAGAAGGTGAGCCCGCGCGCGGCGATGGACTTCCAGTCGAACGCGGCGAAGCTCTCCTCCGGCAAGATCCAGGCGCAGCTCGATCAGTACGAGCTCTTGGACCACCAGCAAGGCGTGATCGTCTCGGCGATCGACCCGATCGTCGCCCAGGCGCGTCAGATCAAGCAGACGAGCGGACAGCAGGCGGCGGATGCCTACGTCGCGCAGCAGCTCCCCAGGGCGCTCCAGCAGCTGCAGGGGACGAAGCTCCCGAACGGCGAGAGCGCACTCTCCCCGCAGGTCATCCAGCAGATCCAGGCCGCCTCGAAGCAGGGGCCGATCGGGCTCGCGACGCTCGAGGGGTTCGAAGCCAAGTCGAAGCAAGGGCAGGCGGCGATCAAACAGCGCATCGAGCAGATGAAGGCCGACACCGGCGCCGCGGCCCAAGGGACGCGCGATCGCGCGGAGGACGAGAAGGAGCGGCACGATCGAGCGTCGGAGAAGGTCGCGGCGTTGAAGAGCCAGGGATTCGATGACCGCGAATCCGAGCTCCTGGCCGCCCTCGCCGATCGCAACGTCTCGCTGCCCGCGGGTCTGCGCTCCCAGCAGCAGATCAAAGCGACCGTCGACGGCCTCTTCAAGGCGCATCCCGACATGACCGCCGGCGAGATCGCGGACGGCATCAAGTCCGGGAAGTTGAAGCTCACGGCCGAGACCAAGGCCGCGCAGACCGCCGGCACGCAGATCGGCAAGGTGTCGGTCGCGGTGAACGAGATCGAGCCCTTTGGCCGCCAGGTGCTCGAGGCCTCGAAGGATCTGCCGCGCGAGAGCCAGAGCCTCACGATCAACGGCCTGTTACAGAGGGGCGAGAAGGAGCTCAACAACCCGCAGCTCCTGCGCCTGAAGGTCAAGCTCCAGGCGCTCAATAACGCCTACGATCAACTCGCGGCGCGCGGCGGCACCGACAAGGACAAGCGCGAGCACATCCACGAGCTCTTCGATGCGCGCTTGACCGATCAGAACATCCAGACACTGGTGAAGGCGGTGAACGAGGAGGGCGCGGGCGCGAAGGAAGCGGCCGCTGGCACCATCGGCGAGGTGTCAGGCGCCGCGATCCCGGGCACCGGAGGCGCGAGCACCACGCCGGGCGTCACCCCGCCCGCTGCACCGCCCGCGCGACGTCCTGGCCAGGGCGCCTCGGGACCCAAGCAGCAAGTCCCCGACGACATCGCGGCGATTCTGGCGAAGCACGGGGTGCAGTGAGGTGGAAGCGACCGACGATCAGATCTACACCGCGATCCGCAATGCCGATAAAGCCGGCGACACGGCGGCGGTGCAGCGCCTCGGGTCATACCTCAAGACGCGCGGCGAGCAGAAGCCCGGCCTGGTCGCGCGCGGTGCGAAGGCCTATGGCGAAGCGGTCGCTGCTCCGCTCGAGGCGGGCGCATCGCTCGGCTCCGGCCTCCTCGCGACCGCCGCCGGCGGGCTCGCCGGCATCGGCCAGGGGATCCACAACCTGGTCGCGCCCTCGAAGGACAACACCTCGGCGGCCGACCGCGTTACCCAGGTGCAGGACGCGCTCACCTACCGACCGCGCACCGAGCTCGGCCAGGCGACCACCGAGACCGCCGCGCTCCCCTTCAACAAGCTCGCGCAAGGTGCGGACTGGGCGGGCAAGAAGGCGACCGACCTCACGGGCTCACCGCTCGTAGGTGCCGGTGTCAACACCGCGATTCAGGCTATCCCCGCGGCGCTCGCGCCCGAGCTCGCCGGCAAAGTAGGGCGCGTCGTCGGGCGTGACACCAGTGCTGCCGGAGGCGCAACATCAGGCGCTGCGCGCGCAACCTCCGCCGCCGAGAGAGCCGAAGCCTATGTACGCGATCGTGTTGGTGTGGATTGGAATGGCCTATCTCAGGGGCTCAAGGACACGATCACAACGATCGCAAAGGACAGTGCGAGTCTGGATCGTCTCGACCCCGCGGCCGTGGCGCGCAAGGCTCGGATGGATGCGGCGGGCCTTAAAGGGACCCGTGGCCAGGTTACCCGGGATCTCGCACAAATCACGCGAGAAGAAAACCTAGTCAAGTCGGACGCGGGCAAAGGGATCCGCGACACCAAGGCCGATCAGGACACGCGTCTCCACCAACTCGTCGACAGCGTGCGCGAGTCGACCGGTGCAGTCGCAAAGACTCGCGAGGGTGTGGGCAAAAGCGTGCAGGATGAGGGCCTGCGCGCGAAGATCCGCGCCTCGAAGAAGAACTACGACACGCTCTACAAGACCGCGCGCGAGACCGAGCCCGAAGCGAAGGTGTCCCCGGATCCGATGTACGAATTCGTGCGCGGCAACCCCGAGGTGTTGAACCCGGCGATCCAGCACCTGGGCTGGGTGAATCAGTGGCTGAAGAAGGCGGGCATTGAGAGTGAGGTGCCACCCGATCCGAACGCGCCCACGCAGGGCGGCGAGCCGATCGTGGCGCGGCGACCGATCAAGCTCCAAGAGCTCGATGACCTCCGGAAGAAGGCGGTGTCGATCGCGAAGGGCGGCGGCGACAACGCGCACTACGCCGGCGAGGTGATCAAGGCGATCGACAAGAGCTTCGAGGAAGTGCCCGAGGCGGCGAAGGCCTGGACCGCGGCGCGCGACGCTTTCAAGAAGCACAAGCTCGAGTTTGAAGACACCCGCATCAATGAGAAGCTCGGCACGGACGCGACTCGCATCGACCGGCACGTCGCGCTCGAGGATACCGTCGACAAGGTGCTGCGCTCGAGCTCCGAAGATATCGGGCGCCTGAAGACGACGCTCGGCGAGGACAGCCAGGCGATGAAGGATCTGCGCGGCGGTGTAATCGACAAGCTGAAAGAGGCGGCGACCGGCAAGCGTGAGATCGAAAACGAGGGTGGGACGACGCAGTTCAACTCCTCGTTTCGCAACCTCTTCAACGAGCTCGACAAGGACGGCAAGATCGAGCAGCTGTTCAGCCCCGAGCAGGTGAAGCGGCTGCGCGATATCAACCAGCTCGTACAAGACGTGCGCACCACGCCATCGGGTCGCGTCGCGGGCTCCGACACCGTGCCGCGCCTGGTCTCCATGCTCGATAAGGTCGCCGAGATCCCGTTCGCCGGCGGCGTTGCAAAGACCGTCGCGGGTGCCGTCACCAAGCTCTACAAGGCGGGCGAGGATGCGCGCCAGGGACGTGCGGCGGTCTCTGATCCGTTGGTCGATGAGGCGAAGGGCGCGACCAGGTCGCAGAAACGCCGGCGGAACGCGGCCGCGGTCAAGCGCGCGGCGCCCGCCGGCGCCCCTACGATCGGTGAGGCACTGCGCAATCCGCCTCCGGATCAGCAGCAGTGAAGGTGCTGATCATCAACTTAGACTCGGTGGGCGAGGGCATGGGTCTCGCAGTGCGCGCGGCGAAGGCCGGCCACCAGGTCAAGATCTGGATGTCGAAGGAGAACCACAAGGAGACGGGGCTCGGCTTCAAGCACATCGAGCGCGTCGAGAACTGGCTAGCCGAGGCCAAGTGGGCGGATCTCATCGTGCCGACCGGCAACCACGAGTTCATGGCGAAGCTCGACAGCCTGAAGAAAATGGGCTTTCCGATCTTCGGTCCGTCGGTACGGTCGGCAGCCCTCGAAGTGAAGCGAGCCCTGGGGATGGCGTTCTTCGAGAAGCACGGGATCGAGGTGCCGCCCTACGAAGAGTTTGCGACCCTGGAAGCGGCCCGCGCGCACGTGATGAAGACCGGCGAGCGGTATGTCTTCAAGACGCTCGGCGATGAGGACGACAAGAGTCTCTCCTACGTCGCGAAGTCCGCGGCGGATATGGTCGCGCGCCTCGATCGCTGGCAGCGCCTCAAGATGAACCCGAAAGGCGCGGTGATGCTGCAGACCTTCGTGCCGGGCGTGGAGATGGGTGTCTCGCGCTGGATGGGCAAGGACGGCTTCGTCGGTCCCTACAACGAGAACTTCGAGTTTAAGAAGCTCCTCTCCGGCGATGCGGGTCCGAATTGCGGCGAGGCCGGGACCGTCATGAAATACGTATCGACATCGAAGCTCGGCACAGAAGTACTCGCGCCCCTCGAGGAGGCACTCGTCGAGCTCGGGCACCTGGGCGACATCGACGTCAATTGCATCGTGAACGAGCAGGGCCAGGCGATGCCCTTGGAGTTCACCATGCGGCTCGGGTGGCCGGCCGCGAACATCATGTGGGGGTGCCATAAAGACGATCCGGTCGAGTGGATGCTGGACGCCTGCCATGGGATCGACTCCCTCGAGGTGAAACCTAAGATCGCGTGCGGCGTGGTGATCGCGCAGCCCGACTACCCGTACTCGAAAGCGACCAAGGCCGAGCTCGATGGCATCCCGATCTATGGTGTCACAGCGAAGAACGAGGGCTACCTGTCGCCGCAAGCCGTCAAGATCGAGACCCTCCCGCAGATGGACGGCGACAACAAGGTGGCGGAAAAGCCGATGTGGTGCACGACCGGGGACTACATCTGCGTGGTGTCCGGCCAGGGCTCGACGGTGAAGCGCGCGACCGAGCGTGCGTACGGCACGCTCAAAGAGCTCCACATCCCGAACATGATCTATCGCGATGACATCGGGGAGAAGCTCGCGGAGGAGCTCCCGAAACTCAAGGCGCACGGTTACGCAACAGAATTCACCTACGAGTGAGCCATGGCCACCACCACGTACTACATGTCGCCGATCACGCTCCTGATTCAGATGTTCTCGAACATCGGGATCCCACTCGCCGGCGGCTCGGTCGAAACCTACCTCGCGGGAACGACGACGCCCGTCACCACGTACACCGATTCGACCGGCACAACGCAGAACCAGAATCCGATCTCGCTCTCGCCCGCTGGGCGGCTGCAGAGCGTCGGCGGCGCACCAGTCGCTTGCTGGGTGCCGCAGGGCACCGCGCACAAGATGGTGATCCTCGACTCGAGCTCGAACTTCGTGATGTCGATCGACAACCTCACCGCGATCAATGACCCGTCGACGCTGCTCGCGCTCCTCTCGACCGTCTCGACGCCGAGCGTGCTGGGCGGTGCCGACATCGTCGCGAACGCAATGCGCAGCTACGATGTGCTCGCGACGGTGCGCGCTGCGCAGGTGCCCTCACTCGCTGCCGGCCAGACGCTCGTGATCGACCTCGAGGGCGGCACGCTCGTCAACGATGGCAACGGCGGCTTGTTCTACTGGTCCGCGACGTCGACGGCGACCGACGACAATGGGCTCACCACCATCAAGCCGAACTCGATCGCGAGCGGTAGCCCCGGGCGGTACCTGCGTCAGACCAACCTCTTCGGGAGTTCCGGCACCTTCGTCGTCACGGTGATCGGCGCGACCACGCAGCCGACGCTGACCGTGCGCTATGTGGTGAACGGCACGATGGTCACCGTGTCGATCCCCGACACCGGCGCGCTCACCTCGAACTCGAACGAGTTCTACCTGCAGGGCTGGGCCAACGGGATCCAGGGCGTCTCGCAGCAAATCTACTCGCCGGTGATGGCGGCCGAGGACAACTCGACGCTCGGCCTCGGCGCCTATCTGATCATCCCGACCCAGATCGGCGGCTCGAACGTGATGATCATCCCGAACAACGCGGGTGGGGTGTGGACCACCAGCGGCACCAAGCGGCTCTACCCCGCCTCCTTCAGCTACGTGACGGCCTAACCCATGAAGCAATACATCGACACCCTGCAGGACGTCCAAGGCAACGCGCTCGTGGGCGCGACCGTGCTGGTGCAGAACTACCTGGGCGGCGGCAACGCCTCGATCTTCTCGGACAACGGGCTCACGCCGATCGCCACCTCGACGGTGGTCACCGGCTCCGATGGTCAGTTCTCGTTCTTCGTGGCAGACGGGGACTACAACCTGGTCATGTCGAAGAACTCGACCGTGTTCAAGACTCAGAGCCCGGTCTCGATTTTCGACGGCACCCCGCAGATCACCTACGCCGACACGGGCAGCGTGAACGCCTACGCGACCTCGAACTCGACGATGGAGAAGGCGCTGCGCACGGGACTCCGGACCTCCTTCAAAGCGGCCAACACCAACACGGGCCCGTCGACCTATGCCTACAACGGGCTCGCGGCGAAGAACATCACCTTTCCCGCCTCGAACGCGATCAACGCCGGCGCGATCGTCGCGAACGGCATCTACCGCATCGAGTACGACGGCACCGAGTGGCAGCTGATCGGCAGCCAGGCCGCGGCCTTCTACGGCCAGACCGCGGCCGAGATCCAGGCGGGCGTCACGCCCGCCAACACCAGCCTGCCCCCGGGCCAAGTCGACCGCTACTTCACCAACACGACGCCCGGCACGACGGATGCGACCGCGGGCTTCACGGCCGCCATCCTGCAGGCGCAGCAGCTCGCGAGCGGCGTGCCGATCGGCAATCCGGTGACGGTGAATTCGCTCCTGGCGATCGCGAGCAGCGTGACCATCCCGGCGGCGACGGTGAGCTCGGGGAGCGATACCACCAACACGGTGCTGCTCTCGGTGATCTCGGGCTCGATCAACATCGCTTCCGGCAAGACGTTGACCATCAACGGCCTCTTTCAAGCGCCGAAACAGACGTGCTTCGAGGGCGCCGGCGCCGTGGTGTTCGCGGCCGGGTCGTGCAACGAGGCGTATCCGGAGTGGTGGGGAGCTCGAGGGGACAGCCAGATCGGCTCGAACGGCACCATCACGACTTCCGGCACCGACTGCACGGCAGCGATCGCCGCGGCGCTCCTGGCGTGCGCCGGCGGATCCGGCCTGATGGTGGGCCTGATTCCGATCAAGTTCGGCCCGGGCACGTACCTCACCGGCGCGCAGAGCATGCCGCCGGCGACGCGGCTGGTGGGCTCAGGCCGCAACGTCGGGGGCCTGCTCGCGAAGACCGGCACTACCGGGGTGTGGTTCGGCGATACCGGCAACGCTGCCAAGATCATGCTCGAGGACCTGACCTGGTACTGCGCCTACGCGGCGAGCCCCGGGATGACCAACGGCATCAAGATCGGCTACACCATCCAGTGGGGCACCGCCGGCTACATGACCCGCTGCGCGGTGCGGGACTGCGCCTGCGCGAGCTCTGGCTATCACGTCAACGTGAACCAGAACGTCGCCTACATCGACATGCTCGAGATCACGATGAACGGCCAGGCCAACCAGAGCGGCCTCCTCTTCGCCGGCAGTTACGGGCGCATCTACGACCTGACTTGCGTCGCGCCTGGCAGCGGCGGCACGGGCATCAACATCTCGGCGGTGGGCTCGCTCATCGACGGCCTCGAGATCGAGGCGCCGCAGAGCGGGAGCACGCCGCTCAACTTAGGCGGCAACTGCACGGTCATCAATCCGGTGTTCTCGAGCACCAACTATGCGGCCGCCGGCGGCGCGCTCTCCAACTGGGTGACCTTCGGCGGCTCGGCCACCACCTGGGCGCTGATCGGGGTGAACTACGCGTTCACCACTGCGGGCACGGGGAGCGGCACCGACACCGTATCGAACGGCAACTTCCTACGCGCGGACGGCTCGTACTTCGGCGGCAACGCGACCGCGGTCACGGCCTACAACGCGGCCACCGCCTACAGCCCGGGGAACGTCGTCTCCTCGAGCGGCACCAACTACATCTGCATCCTGGCGACCACCGGCAATGCACCGCCGAACTCCACCTACTGGACGGTGACGACGCTGCCCTACGGGCATGGCGGCGAGGGGAACTTCTTCTCCGACAACTACGGCCAGACCGACCAGGCGTTCACGTTCCGCCTGGTCAACACCGCCGGCACATTCCAACACCGGTTTGCCGAGCCCGGCGGCAACGCGATGAACTCGTCGCTGATCCAATGCATCAACGCGGCGAGCAACTCGCTCACCAACACTCCCACCGGCGCGGATGCGAGCACGGCCTTCGCCGCGGGCGCGAAGATCTCCACCGTCGAGACCAACGCAGTGATCTTCGATACCCCGCGCTGGCCGGCGAGCGGCGGCTCTGCGACGCAGCGGGTGGGCGACTCGATGCCGGTCGCGGTCATCACCGACAATTCGAGCGGTACGGCGCTCACCGTCATCTGCTCGCTGCAAAGTGTGAACGTCAACGGCATAACGGCCAACCGCTGGACGTTGAACTTTCAAAATGCGACGACCGGCGCGAATTTTGCGATCAACACCACCAACATACCGTCCGGCGATCTGATCCAGGTCGCCTGCCGCATACCGATGGCCCGGTAACTTTTTAGGAGACAGAGATGGAAACGATTGTTATTGCCTCGCTCGCGCTCGTCGTCGGCTTCGGCCTGGGCTGGTTCGCGTGCACGAAGCTCGCACCGAAGGTGGGCGCGATCGAGACCAAGATCGCGAGCGCCGAGAAAGATCTGAAGTAGCGTGAACCCGACCACTGCGGCACAGCTGCGCCAGGAGCTGCGCGGCGATGAGGGCGAGGTGCTGCGCGTCTATGACGACAAGACCGGCCGGCCGATTGGCCCGGGCTCGAGTGTCGTCGGCAACCCGTCGATCGGTGTCGGTCGAAATCTTTCCGGCCGCGGTCTCACGCAGGCAGAAGCCGAGCAGCTACTGTCAAACGACATCGCCGCGTGCGAGTCCGAGCTCGCACCGAGCATGCCGTGGATCACAGATCTTTCGCCGGCTCGGCAGACGGTGATCTATTCCCTCTACTTCAACACCGGCCTCGGCAATGCTGCGCGCTTCGAAGCCAAGTGGCCGAACTTCCTCTCGCAAATGAAGGCGGGACAATTCGCCCAGGCGGCCGACAACCTGGAGTCATCGCAGCCATGGGCGACGGAAGTGGGACCGCGTGCGCACCGACTGGGCGAGCTCGTGCGCTTTGGGTAGTGCTCTGGGCCAACCGCACGAAGATCACGGGCTACGCGGGAGTCATTGGCGGCTCGGTGGAGATGGGGATCCTGGGCGGACAGCACATCGGCCTGGTGCTCCTGGGCGCGGCGGTCGCAGCGATTGGTCACTACAACGACCTCGAGGCGCGGAGGGCGCAGCAGTGAACCGGCGCAACGAATACACCGACACGGTGCGCGACTTGAAGGCGCTCCTGCGCAAGGAAGCTGACGAGGAAAAGCGCCGCGCGCTGACAGAGAACTTGGATAGGATGAACACTCAGATCGAGCGCCAGCGGGATGGGCTCACCGATCTGAAGGTCCTGACCGAGCGGGTCAAGTGGCTGCGGTGGCTGGTGTGCGGTGTGATAGTGGTGTTCGCGGTCCAGGCCGGGGCTGCGATTTTCGTCGCGCTACTGCTGAAGGGATTAGTGAAATGACTGACACCGGCCTCCTCGAGCGGGCACGCAGGCTCGGCATCGACATTGCGGACACGAACTCGATGATTGATGCGCTCGAGCGTAACGCCAACTCGCTCGAGGCCGCGCGCCACCAGATCTCGAACATCGTCGATGAGGTGCGCATGCAGAACACCCTCTCTCGGGAGCGCGTCAAGTGGCTGACCCAGGAGCTCGACAAGCTGGAAGGCCTGATGCGCAGATCCTTGCCGCCTGGCGCACCCACATCGTGATCACCTGGCTCAAGGTGGGCGGGATCCTGGCCGCGGTGCTCGTCTGCTTCGCGTTCGGCTACCACCTGGGTGGCCTGGGGCCGAAGACCGCGCTTGCCGACTTCGAGGCGAAGCAGGCCGAGAACACCGCCACCGCCGTGCTCGCCGAGCGCGCCTCCGCCCAGCACCAGGCCACCGTCGACTTCAACGCGGAGACCCAACATGCGAAAGATCTGCAAGACCTCGCCGCTCTTACCCCTGTTAGCACTCCTCTGCTCGTGTTCCGCACAGCGCCAGCTGCAAGTCGTGCCGTGTCCGGCGCCCAAGCCCCCGCCGGTACCGTCGCAGCCCATCCCCAAGGAGGGGGAGGTGAGCCAGTGGGTGGAGCAGTCAATATCCGGCCAGACGTCGAAGCCCTGAAGAAGCACCTCGAGGCGGTGATGGCGGACTACCGCGAGCTCGCCGCGGAGTGGCCGAAGTGAGGCTCACCGAGCTCGAGGCCGCGTTCATCAAGCGCACGGGCATCGACAGCTGGCAGGACGATGCGACCTTCGCCGACTGCGACGGCCTGCAGTTCCTGTGCCCGAAATGCTGGCAGGCGAACCAGGGCCCGGTGGGCACGCACAGCGTCATCTGCTGGAAGCCTGGCGTCCCAGCGGAGGTGACCCCGGGGCCCGGGCGCTGGACGCACCAGGGCAGCGGCCTCGAGGACCTGACTCTGGTCGCCGGCAGCTCGAGCATCCAGTTGCACGGCGGATGCAATGCCCACTTCTGGATCCGCGGCGGAGCGATCGCCGACCTCACATGAGATGGCCCTGGTCGAAGCCGACCCCGCCGCCCCGGATCCCGCCGTACTCGGTGCCGGTCGCCTCAAAGCCGAAGCCAAAACAGGAAGCGGGCATCGAGGTCCAGGAGCTCGACCCCGCGGCGGCCGACCCGGACGCCTTGAAGGCGCTCCTCGAGGCGCAGTCGCGCACCGGCATGCACAAGGCCTGGAAAAGGATCACCGGAGGCCGGTAGCTCGACGCCTGGCTTGCCAGGCTCCATCCTCTGCCGCTCCGAACCCGAGACTACGCGCGAATTGTCGATCGCCGCTCCTGGGGCTTATACGTGCGAAATCCGTGTGCCCTTTTTGTGCCCCCTCCAGGCCGGTTTAGGTGGGAAAATGTGGGTGCAAGGCCCTCAAAACACCGGGAATTTCGTAGAGGGTGGGTCTCATAATGCCGAGGTCGAGGGTTCGAGTCGCTCTCTCACCACCATGAATATTAACGTTTTTTTACCGTTCCACGTGGAACGGCCCGCCGGCCCGTGTGGCCCTGGCAGCGCCGGCCGCCGCGGATCCCGCCTTACGCGGTGCCGGTCGCCTCGAGACCGAAGCCAAAACCTCGAACTGCGCCAGGAAATAGGTGTCCGAGAGCCCCGCCTGGTCGGCCTTGCGCTTGATGACCTGGGCGGGTGTGGCGAGCTTCGGCTGCACCGGGGCACTGGGTTTATCCACAGCAGACCCACCCGACGACACGGCCGCATTAGAAGCCCCAGGAGCGGCGCTCGCTGGGGGACGCCCGTTGGTAGGGGGTGGGGGGACTTCGGGGGCGCTGGCTGGCGCTTGAAGGCGTCAGAGGCCGCCAGAGCGGTCAGGCACAGATCCACCTGCGCGCGCTTAGGAGCGTGTACCACACCGCGGGCTCGAGGTAGACCTTGTTCCCTTCGGCACGCAGGCAGATCTGGGTAGCCATCGAAGGACACGAAGAGCCCATCGCCGAGATACGTCTCCTCGCCGATCTTCACGGGCCTGCCTTTCTCCAGTCGGGATTCGCGATGCGCTTGGCCGCGATCTCCTCACGATCGACGACCACCTGCGGCGGTGCCTTGATGCCGATCCGCACCTGATTGCCCTTCACCCCCATGACCGTGACCTCGATGTGGTCGCCGATCTTGATCACTTCCCCTGCTCGTCGCGTCAGAATCAGCATGTCAGCCTCCTCGCACCTTGGTTTTGACGAACTCCCGCGTCGACTTCGCGTGCGCCTGGCACGCATCGAGCGCCGCCATCCAGTCATCCGTGCCGTAGGCCTTGCGGAGCCGCTCGGCGAGCTCGGGCCCGAGCGCCTGCTGGTGCGCGTAGCAGTACATCCGGTCAGGCGTCGAGCCGCGCTCCAGGTTGTAATTGCAGCCGAGCCAAAGGCAACGGCGCGCCTTGACGGCCGTGAAGCCCGGGCGCTCGCGCCCCTTCACGGCGGTCCCTTGTCGAGCTCATCGATCCAGGCGAGCGCCTGGTTCACGCGCTCGAAGGCGAGATCCTCGAAGCGGCCGATCTCGAACTGCGCGAAGAAGTAGTTCTCGGCGATGCCGGCGCGATCGAGCTTCTGGCGGATGAGCCCGAGCTGCGCTTGTGTGGCGGGGCGCGGAGAGGAAGGGGACCCAGCCACGGGTCCCCTTCCTCCGGGGGCGCTCACTCCTCCCGCGCTCGGCGTGGCTGCCGGTGCGCGGGCATCATCCCCCAGGCCCTGTTGACTCGATTTATCCTTGCTCGAGACCGGCGTGCCGCGCGGATCTGGCGGCCGCGGCTGACGCTTGAACGCATCCGAGGCGGCGAGGGCGGTCAGGCACAGATCCACCTGCGCGCGCTTCTTCGCCATCTTGAGGACGGTGTTCGCCTTGTCCTCAGGGTTGGTGCGCACCTGGTAGACCGAATAGACGCCGTTGCCGCCCTTCTTGTGGTACCACTTGATGCGCCGGCGGGTCTCGGGCGTCGCGTCGAACTCCTCGCGGCACACCGCCTCCTGCCACTTGTACTTCTCCTCGTTCGAGGAGCAGCGCCCGACGCCCACACCGACGATGATGCCGGAGCCCATATGCCGGCCGGTGATGCGCACCGTGTAGCGCACCGCATCGGCGTCGCTCTTGTCCTCGATCTCGGGCTCGACCGCGATCTGGAAGGAGGCGAGCAGCATCTCCGAGCCTTGCTTGGTCAAGGCCTTGCCCGAGGTGCCGGGGATGGTCATGTAGTGCACCTCCTCGACCATCAGGTCCTTGATGAGCGCCTGGACGTGCTGCGAGCGCTCGCGGATCGCGAGCACCGGGAGGGGGGCGGAGATGACGAGCTCGGTGCTCACGTGCCCCATTCCTCACGCGCCCGGGCGGCGAGGTCGATCTCGCCCAGGCGCTCGCGCTTCAAGGCGTTGAACACGAGCTCGGCCTCGAGGAGGAGCTCGTCGACCACCTGGCCGTCACCCGCAGCGCGGGCCTTGGCGATCTGGCGGGCGAGGGCCTGCATCTGTAAAAATCGAAAGTCGATGATCTCGGCGCTCATGTGCGCTCCCACTCGATGCGCCCGAGCTCGTCTTGGTGGCTCTTCACAGCCTGGTCCATGATCGCCTCGAACTCGATGATCGCTTTGAGCGTCTGCGCACACCTCGCGCAGACGAACTGCCAGGGGGCCGAGGGGTTCGGAAGCACGCGGTCGTGGGTGCTCATGTGCTGGGCGCCGCACGTTGGGCAGGAGCCCAGGTGGCTCGAGCTGCCGATCAAGTTGCCGAGGGTCTGAAGCTGCATGGTGAAAAACTCCCTGTCCGTGACGTGGGAATTATTTCCCCATTACCGTCCATAGTCAAGGAAAACTTTCCCCAAAAGGACGCCACTGTGATCGACGTCGCAACAGAAGGGAGGTTTACTTCCGCTTACCCAGGGCATAGCGCGGGGAATGAGTTCCTTGACAGCGGAGGAACTCTTTCCCCAATATAGGCGTCATGACCCTGCTCCGATCCACGCGCAAGCTTCTTCAGTCGGCGATAAAGCGCGGGGTCAAATTGCGCGAGATCGCGCCGGAAGGCGGTTCTGTCGACCACGAGTGGCTGAAGAAATTCCGCGCTGGAAAGATCGCCGACCCATCGGTGAATCGCATCCAAGCGTTACACGATCGGTTGACGCAGATGAAAGCCGAGGCCGCATGACCGTGCACCTATGCGGGAGTTCATACGCCCCAAGAGCGCGATGCGACAAAAGGCCGGGAATCAGCCGATTACGTTCCCCATCGGGACGATTGTCGGATGTGGTCACGCAGCCGGCGAGTGTGAGTGCCAACGCACAAACTTTGATTTTCATAGGGCCTCCTCCGTGAGCGCTCTATCGGCAGATGCGGCCGAAGCTTAAGCGATCAGGTGTCCTCCCCGGGCATAGCCCGAGCTCGACGTGAAAAAAATACTTATGTTCAGAGGGGAAGCGTTGAGCATAAAGATGATCGCCGCCGTGTGGGACCTGCGCGTGGGCAACAGCACCGATAAATTGGTCCTCCTGGCCCTCGCGGATTTTGCTGACGATAACGGCAATAGGTGCTTTCCGAGCATTGCCAAGCTCATGGCTCGAACCGAGCTCGCCAAGCGCACCGTCATGCTCGCGCTCCAACGTTTGCAGGCAGCCGGGCACATCGAAGTTATCCACAGACATCGCCACAGCAACCTGTTTAAGGTGCATCTGGTGCACCCAACACCGTCTTTAGGTGCACCACGTGCACCTAGCTACGTGCAAATGAATGCATTTTTAGGTGCACCACGTGCACCTCGAACCGTCATAGATCCGTCACTAATAACCTCTGAGCGCTCAAAGAGCGGTTCGGCAGAAGACCGGGAGCTCGAAGCGCGGGCGAAGGACATCTGCTTTCGAGTCCGGATGAGCACGGAGAGCGCAGCGCAATATCGGAGGGCGATGCAGGAGTTTGAGCAAGGCAGCGCCTCGACGAGCGTTGCCTACCTTCTCGAAGAGGCGGCAAGACGGAGGAAAACATGACAGTGCGCACGCTCGAGGAAGCGCATGCGATCTGCAAGCGCAACGCAAATGGCAAGACCGGACAGCGTGACCCACGAAGGCCTCTGAAGTGGGATCGCGAAACGATCAACACTCTCGTGAGTGACTGCGGTCGCTATCGCCTTATCAGGCGCCACGTCGAGGAGGTGGGAACGGAAGGCTGGTTCGTCGCGCTCACCGATCCGCCGCGCCATCTCTCCGGCCCGTACATCAGACCCGAGGCTGCGCGCGAGGCGGCGCAGATGCACGCGCGCGGTGAGCCCATCCAGGCGGACCTCGCGTGAGGGACGCGTACTGGCAGGATCTGTGCGATCGAAGTGTCATCACGACCAAAAGGATCGTCGGTGATCGCGTGCCCGAGCACATCGGGACATGCGGCGGATACGGATGCTTTCACCCGGGTCATTACGACTGGCGCGAGTACCTGCAGGGCGTCAGTCGACGTGTGGCGTCATTTCGGACTTGTCGCCCATGAACGCCCGCATCTTCACCGGCGCACTCGAGGGCCACAGCGGCAAGTTCGTGACCGAGGAGGTCGGCCTCAACCTGCAGGGCCAGATCGACTACCTGCTCGAGGGCCTGCGCATGGTCGCCCAGGCGGACAACCTGGTGGAGGCGGTCGGCATCGCGGTCGATTTAATCGACGGACACGCACGAGCGCAGATTCCGGGGAGCAGCAATTGAGCCGCTGCGCGGTGATCACGCTGCCTGATGGCTCGAAGGCGATCGTGCGCGCGGCGAAGCGCGGCTGGAAGCCGAGCCCGGCTGACATCGAGATGATCATGGCGATGCGCCAGGCGCTCCTCGACCAGCGCACGCGCATGCGCCAGACCGGCGGCGATCCCGACTGCGACCACGAGGATGACGGCGAGGGCACGTGCCTCGGGTGCGGGGCGCAGCTGTGACCTTTTTTTCAAACAACTGATGGAGGAATGACCCATGGCTATAGGCAAAAAATCACGATCGCCGCGCATCACGGTCGGTATCACACAAGAGTCGATAGACCGAGGCATCGCTGCCAATAGTAAAACGTGCATGATCGCCGAGGCGATCAAGGAGCAGCTGCCAGACGTGCGCAGCGTGTCCGTCGACATCCAAACGATTCGCTTTACGGACCCCAAAAAGGGCATCAGGTACATCTATCCGACGCCTAGGCTCGCGGGCATGGCCCTGATCAATTTCGACCAGGGAGTCAAACCTGAGCCGTTCACAGTGAAGCTCACCAATGCGCACGTCCTCAGATCCAGAGGGACGCTCGTTCGAGGGCCGGCGGCGACAGATCCACTTGCTGGTAAGAAAACAACCCGGTTGAACTCAAGCGGATCTGTTAGTCCCGTGTGCGGAAAGCCACCACCCCAACTCAAGATCGAGCGTCGCTTCGGGCTACGCGCTTTCAGATGAGCTTCGACGACACCGACACCACCGAAGCGCACGAGCGACGCATCGTCCGCTGCTCCTCCTGCCGCGCTCGCATCATCTGGCTGAAGACCGAGGCCGGCAAGAACATGCCGACCGACGCCGACACGGTCGAGCCCGAAGACGAGATCTTCGATCCATCCCGCCACAAGAGTCACTTTGCAACCTGTCCGAATGCGGACCAACACAGAAGGGGAAAGTAGATGGCAAAAGCAGAAAAACCAAAGCTCGTGATCGCAATTCTGGATCGCGGCTGGGTGTTCATCGCTCGCGCGGCCGAGTCGCCGAGCGCGCTCAATCTCACCAACGCTGCGTGCATCCGTTATTGGGGAACGACGAAAGGCATTGGCCAGCTCGCGCTCGAGGGACCGCAGCGAGAAACCAAGATCGATGAAGCCGGCACCGTGACCGTACCACGCACCGCCATCATCGCTTTGATCGATGCGGTGGAGGCGAAGTGGCCGGGCCGGTAAGCCAGGTACCTAAAAACGGGTCCGGGTCCGGGTCCGGGTCCGGGTCCGGGTCCGGGTCCGGGTCCGGGTCCGGGGACGGGTCCGGGGACGGGTCCGGGTACGGGGACGGGGACGGGGACGGGTCCGGGTCCGGGGACGGGTCCGGGGACGGGTCCGGGTACGGGGACGGGTCCGGGTACGGGGACGGGGACGGGGACGGGTCCGGGTACGGGGACGGGGACGGGTACTGGTTTCCCGGGATGACGAGCTAACAACCAGACAACGAGAGGGGATGATGATGCAGAAATTCTCACTAACAAAACGACCAGCCGAGACCGGCGGATCGATCAACACGCGCACCGAGATGCACGGCAAGGAGAAGGTGCCGGCGCATGACATCAAGATCGGCAAGCTCATCATCGACGGCCAGGAGCTGATCGCGCTCACCGGGTGCCCGACCGCGTACGACGCGCTCTACATGACCGACGAGACAGGCCTCGTCGTGCCGCGCTTCATTTGCTTCTCGCCGCTCGTACTGCTGCACAAATTCATCGGCGCCGCGGTACAGCTCTGGGGCCCGGCCGCCGACCACAAGTTCTCGGGTGCATCGCTCAAGGACATCACGCTCGAGCTCAAGACCGGCGGCCACACCGAGATCGGCTTCAAGCTCCAGGTGACAAGCGAGAAGGAGCACCTCGACGTGCCCGGGCTTTTGAATCAGCCGGTGCAGATCGCGATCCGCTCGGCCGAGCTCGACGCCAAGCGCGAGGACGAGCCGGAGCTCCCGCTGCAACACTCCGAGCACAGCCCCGAGGAGCTCGCCGCGGCGGAGCGTGAGGAGGAAGAGGCGACCACCAGCGCGATCGGCCGCAAGATCGGCCGGGCGAGCCGCAAGCGAAAATGAGCGTGCACCCGGATCGCATGAGCGCCGATGAATATCGGAAGGGCGCGGCGAATGTGCCCACCGAGTTCGAGGAGTGCTGCTGGCTCACCGAGTGGGCGAGGACGGCGCGCTGGCGCGGCCGCCCGATCGCGGAGGTCTTGATCCACGTACCAAACGGTGGCTTCTACGGAAAGGACCGCGAGGCCGCGGCGGTGATTGGCCGGAAGCTTCGCCAGCAAGGCCTGCAGGCGGGCGTCTTCGACTACATCGTGCCGGTGCCGATCTTGTCGCTCGGCCGTCCTGGCTTCTGGCTCGAGATGAAGCGCACCCGGGACGGGCGCGTCTCCGAGGATCAGGAGAAATTTCAAAAGCGGATGCAGGAGTTCGGCTGGCGCTGTTCGGTGGCGAAGGGCTGGGCGCAGGCGTCCGAGATGATCTTGCAACACCTGCAACTGTCTACCCGGGGGGAAGAGCGATGAACTTGTCGATTGACGATGATCCGACCCCGTACCCGAACGGCGAAGAGGATTACTTGCAGCACCGCCGCGGCGAGCGCCCGCAACGCGTGACCCGCAAAGAAATGCTCGTGCTCTCGATCCTCTGTGGCTTGGGCCTCGCGCTCTTCGCGTGGATCGGCTACGGCGTCGGGCTCCTGGCGCGCTTGCTGTGGAACATCGTGAAGGCCCTCGCATGATCGTCGAGAAGTCCTGGGGGCACGAGGAGATCCTCGCGAACGGCGCCTACTGCATGAAGCTGCTGGTCTACACGCGCACCATCGCAAGCTCGCTGCACTACCACGAGCGCAAGCACGAGACCTTCTACGTCGCGAGCGGTGCCTTCAAGCTCGAGTTGGGCCGGCAGCTCGAGGCGGGCGTGCGCGCCTACGAGATCCGCGTGCTCAAGCCCGGCGATCACCTGGTGCTGCCGCCGCTCACCATCCATCGCCTGCGCTGCTTGGCACCTGGCACCGTGGTCGAGGCCTCGAGCCACGATGACCCCGAGGACTGCGTGCGCCTGATCACGAGCGAGACATGACGCGCACGCTCACCGACATCGTCCGATCGTTCGGCGAGGCGCGTGTGCTGGTCTTGGGCGATCCGATCTACGACGTCTACCACTGGGGCCGCGTCGAGCGCATCAGCCAGGAGGCGCCGGTCCCTGTGTTCGTTGCGGACAAGCACGAGCAGCGAAACGGCGGGGCGTTGAACGTCTGGGCGAACCTGAAGACCTTGGGCGCGAAGGCGCGCTACATCTGGCCCTCGGGCGCCGCGATGCCGGGCGACCCGGTCACGGAGAAGCACCGCTTCATGGTGGGCCACCACCAGATCTTCCGCGCCGATGACGACGTTGCGCACCTGGCGCTCACCATGGAGGGCCTCGAGGAGCACCTCGACTGGTGCCACAACGTGATTCTCGCCGACTACGGCAAGGGCACGCTCTCGCACGCGTTCTGCCAGGAGCTGATCGAGGCGATGCGCAAGCGCGATAAGCACACGCTCGTCGACCCGCGCGGCGCGAACTGGGACAAGTACGCCGGCGCGACGGTGGTGTTCCCGAACGAGGCGGAGTGGACGGCGCACCTGACACACCCAAACCCCACGCGGCCGGTGTTCCCGTACATCGTGCACAAGCGCGGTGCCGAGGGGATGGAGCTTCGCGTCCAGGACGAGAAGTTCATGACCTACCCCGCGCGCGCTCGCCAGGTGTTCGATGTGACCGGCGCCGGCGACACGGTGATCGCCGCCTTTGCGGCCGCGACCTGGAATCCGCAATACACGCTTATCTCGGCGGTGCATCTCGCTAACGTCGCCGCGGGCCTCGTGGTGGCGAAGGTGGGGACGTCGACGGTGAGCAACGAAGAACTTTTACAAGCAGTGATGGAGGATGATCATGGACCCGAACGAGACCAGCAGAGTGACCCCGCTCCCGACGCCGAACCGCGTGAAGCGCAGCCCTCAGGTGCGCCTCGAGAACCTGGACGCGAACACGATCCGGAAGCTCTCAAAGGCCACCGGTATCGAGATCCCGTATCTCCTACGCG